TCTCCAGTTTCGCAACCGCAAAAGCAAACTTTACGGGGTCTTTAATTTCGGACAACTCTCGAGCCTTCTTTGGATTCTTACCGAGTGCGTAAATTACGACAGCAGGATTATCTGCACCCTGCAACACGACGCCTTGCTGGACAACGCTAAAGAGTTCCTGAGCAACTGCCTCAGCATCTTCAAAGTCTTTGACTCTCAGCTCGGCTCTCGCCTTACCGTAGCCATCCAGTTTCGATTGCCATGCCTTTTGCTGATTCATAATTTCAGCTTCTTGCTTGGCTCTCTCATCATCGGCTTGCCGTTTCTGGTCAAACCAATTAGCTAGTGCTTGCTCAAATCTATCTGCATCGTAATCGTGGTCTTCTAAGGTTGGTTTTTTGCCTAACACGACTGGCTTGTTCTCAGTCTGTGTGGTTTGTAACCTACCTTGTAGCTCTCGGTTCTGACGCTGTAGTTCTCTATTTGTCTTACGCAACTCTCGTACCCATTCAGGTGCTTGAGTGTGTTCCTCTTGAGGTGGCGAATCCTCACCTATAGAAACGATTACTTCATCATCATCGGACTCTTGATTCTCACCCTCGTTGTCTACGCTTTCGTCTGCATCAACAACTTCTAGGTTTTCCTCTTGGTCTTCAATTGACTCGTTATCATTCTCCAATTCTGCCTGTTCGTTCATTTAAAACCCCTTCAAACTCAGTCATTAAACGGCTGACTGGATACCGATACTTTTATTTTAACGCTATTTGTTAATCTAGCAAGTGTTGCATCATTCTGTTACTGGCATATCGTTCTTTTCTAGTATCTTTACCGTCTTAGGGTCGAATACTACAAAGTTGCTAGTGCCTTTTCCAGCTGCACGACTTCCTTCATCTAAATAACGAATGCCACTTACGCCTAACTTTCTAAGTGCTTCAGATGCTTGTACGTCAGACCCAAATTGTGATACCAATTTGTTATATAAACTTTCACCAGTAGGGTTAGGAACTTCTTTCGCACCTGTGACTGCGCCACCAGTTAATGATGCTTCTAAATCGTCAAGAAATGCTTTATTGGCTTTCTCATCAACAGACATGCCTAATTTTTTGAAAGCGTCTTTTACTGCTTGCGGTTGTTTATTTAACGGCTCATCCCAATTCAACATCTTGGGTATTTGCTCATCTGGAATATCTACTTTGTATAAATTTCCAGCAGGTTTGTAACTTTTTTCTAATGACTTTGCCCATTTTTCTACCTTTGGGTCATCGATTCTTGATAATGCATTTTTAAATGTAGTGCCTTGCATTAAGTCTTCAAGGAAACCCATTTTTTCGTATTCAATAGCAGCCTTTTCATAAGGCAATCTATCGGCTTTAGCAGAAAGACTATCATAAAATTTAGTTAATGATTTACCACTAATTTTTGGGTCTAATTGCTCTGGGTCTCCACCTTTCATCAATTTTGACCTTGAAATATCTTTTGCATATTGTTCGCCAGTTGCTCTAGCTTCACCAAAATACATTCCATGCCCATAAGCCTGTGCGCCTTCACCTGTTCCAACCTTGTTTAAATCAAAGCCACCCTTAATCTCGTATGGTGTGCCGTGATAAGCGTTCATTGCAAGGTCAAACCCACCTTGACCTGTAGGTGCTTTCATACCCCTAGATATAGCCAATCCACTACCGCCTACGTTCATAGCCATGTTAGCGGCTTCTTCGCCAGCGTTAAATGTTGGGTCAGTCATAGAGCGAGCAGGTGCGGTAAATGCGTTCATTAGCTCGGCTAAGATGCCAGGCACAGCTAACTCTCGCTCATTGAATACAGAACCTTCCATCGTATCTCTGAATGGCAAGAATGTAGCCCTACCTTCCATTGGCAACCGTTTCTCATAAAACGCTGGCTCTATGTCTGAATAAGATGTCACCTGTGGTTGTTGCATAGAAGCAGGTGTCGGTACAGCAGCGACAAACTGTTGAGTAGGATTCTGCGCTCCTGACATACCATTTGCGAGTTGTGCCTCTAGTATTTGATACGCAAAATCCTTAACTCTTTGGTCAGCCACGAACCATCTCCTGAATGGACTTAACGGATTCTAATGCTAACCGCTGGTCTTCATTATCAATATTGGATAACGTTTCAGCAGTCTTGGCACGTTTGTACTCTGCCTCAGCTATTGTCTCAACCGTATCGGCTCGTGCTTTAGCTGCCTTTGCTGTAGCTTCTTCCGCTGCGGCTTGTAAGAATATAGCATTCGGGTCTTGAGGCTGACCTTGCATCTCTGCCATCAACTCTTCACGCTCTGCATCTGTTGGCTCAACCACGCCCATGCGGACAAGTTTCTTACGGAAGTAGGCATTCGTATCTGCTAAACCTTCGCCTTCCATGTTCATCATTGCCATGGCTGTCAACACTTGTGCTGTCTCAGGGTCTTGGGTAATCTGTAACATACCTGTGAGTGCACGAACAACGGCTGACTTCTTGCTACTGCTAGATGGGCCAACATCAACGTTGACATCAAACGATGCACTTGTCATGTCGTTTTCAATGACCATAGCACCTGACTTGTCTAATGCAGGTCTCATGAGTTCCACAAAGCCAACTTCACCACCACGGTCAACGGTCTTCATCTTACGCATATCTTCTGTGTAGATGTCTTTAGCCATTGATAGCCAAATCTCACCGCAACGCTTCATGCCCTTGGCAAAGTTACTCATGTAGATAAACGACTGCATGTCTACACGTTGCTGAATCATCTCAACGGCTTTGCCTGAAATGTTACTTGCAATCTGTTCAGCACCCGATTGATTGCCGAGAATGTCTTGCATATCGGATTCGGTAATCTGCAACAACGCTGCCATTGCAGGTGGTATCTGTGCGCTACGAGTGTATGCGACTGGGCCAGCCGCTTGTTGGCTACCATCAGCACCTGTAATCGGGTTTACCAACAAATACGGGTAATCTTTAAGATTATCCTCTGACCACATGACTTGGTGACCTGCGACCTGTTCAGGTAGCAAGATAGGTTTCTCAACGCTAGACAATGCGCTAATCTCACCTAGCTTAGACAGTTGCATATTCTTGAGTCGTTGAGCGTCTTTAGCCAAGCGTACATGACCCATACAACGTTCAATGTTATCCACAAACCAACGCTTGCCATAGACAGGCACGATTGGAATACACTTACCCGCCAAGTAACCTGCGTCTTCCAACACTTTGCCACCAGACATAATGTATTTGCGTACTTTCTTACGCTTGACACGTTTCTGACGTACTTCTACGCTACCGACTGCCATTAGAGTTTCCTCTAACATCTCGTCGTTAGCAAAGTCATCTTGTGTGTAGCGTTCCTCTGTGCCATCAATAGCACGGAAGATTCGTATAGTCTCGGTCTTCTCTTCTACCTTGTAGTACTCGGCAACGTAGACAACATCGGGCGTGCACCAGTCGAATTCATATTGATGAACTATTTTGGGCCAATCCGATGGGCTTTCACCCCAAGCATCTTTATACGCTTGACGTGTCATGCTCGTGACTACAAAGCAATACTTGGCATCTGACTTGTCTTGACGCTTAGACTGCAAGTCAAAGAACACCGAGCTATCGGCATCAAAGATTGGCTCTATGTGAATACGCTGACGGTCATCTTCGTCATTCTCTTCGTCTTCGTAGACGGTACGTAATCGCCATGCACCAAAGCCACCACCTACAGCTTCTTCAAAAGCATTGTCATAAGCTTCATCAGCTACTGACTTCTCTTCGTCTGCACGATAAAGACCGTCACAGACTTCAGCCATTTTGTCGTTTTCTTGCCCATCTTTACTTACAAAGTCTACGGTAATACGGTTATTGCGGTATTCATTTATCACCCGCATGACCGATAGCATTATCTTATTGACTTCAAACTTGGGCTTGTTTTCGTATTGGTCGAGTAATGGGCCTTCCCATTGTGCACCCGCAATAGAGTAGAACCGTCTGTCTTGCAAGCATTGTAAACGCTCATCTCGCAAAGCAGTTTGCACGTCATCAAACTGCGTGAGTGCCTCAGCGTGAACGTTCGCTAATCGCTGGTCGTTTGATAATCGTGCCATAATAATCCTTGTTTTCGCTATGATACTACCAACGGTGTGCTACTGGCAATGGTGTAAATGTTTGAGGCTTACTGACCTTTGCACGTCTAACACCTTCGAGAGCGTACCTTAACGCATCAATCAAATGGTTTTTCTTGTCCTCGAGTATAGGCAATATGTTACCAGTAAGCGAGTCTTGCTTATAACTGTAAAGCGTTAATTCGTCAATAGTGTGCAAACAACGTGGGTGGACAATGATGTCATAGCTCTTTATGAACTCGACACCTTCCTCTACAGACTTAGCACCTTTGACGGCTTTCATTATCTTTGGAAAGCCATTGTTACGCATATAGCTAATGGTCTCAGGTCTTGCAGAGTCGGCAACAATCACCCACTTTTCAGCTTCAGGCACAGTCATAAACAGTTCAGGTGTGTTGACAATCTCACACCCAACCATATACGCTTCATAGTCAATGTAAAGATTGCGACCCGTAATGTGGCATCTAATCAACGTTGTTGGGTCAACAGCAAAGCCCCAGTCAGCTCCTAGCCTATGTACAGCGTCTTCAGGTGCTTCAAATTCTTCTATGCGCCAATTCTTAAACACCCTTGTTTCTGCATTGGCAAGATACTGACCTTCCCAAACGTGGTTGTATTTATCTATGTCTCGTGACTTATCATATTCAAGTTCTTTCTTGAGCGTCTTGGGAAACCATGGATTTTCTTGCCAATTAACATGCAATAGTTGGCTATCAGGTGGCAAGATAGATTGCTTAAACATCGAGTCAACAGGGTCAGTCTCTTGGTTTGGATTCCATGTAAAGATGATTTGTGAGTTCTCTTTACGAATGGTCGGTATGAGAATGTCTAGGCTCTTTTGGCTAACCGTCTGAGCTTCTTCTACCCAACAGATGTCAATCCCTTCCATTGACTTGACCGACTCAGGATTACTTCTCAGTCCTGCAAATAGGAACAGAGAGCCGTTCTTACCCCTAATCTCTGTGTCTGTAATATCGTAAAAGCCTTCTAGGTTGACTTTTTTTATCTTGTCATCAAGCAATCGTTTGACAGAATCTTTAATGCTCTTTTGTATCTCACGAGAGCAAAGTATGCGGAGTGGCTTGGAAGCTGCACGAATGATAAGTGACTCAGCAACAGAATGGCTTTTGCCGCTATTGTGGTTAACAATGCCATTTGACAGATAGTTATTTGTACCAAAGACGTGCAAATCCCAATATATTTGTCGGCTGTGGTATCTAATGAGTTTGACATTTGATATAATAAAACCCTCAACCACCTTACTTTGGAATTGCAATGACTTATCTTGAACGTTACTCTTTGGCTTGTCAAAAAGCCTTTGCAAACTTTGAACCTGACTTTTCAAGTTGTCGTAATTTATCTGAAGCCAATTTAATTCTTGAGTTGGCTCGTAATGGCAAACGGTCAAAGGACATTGCCGAAATGATTGGAAAAACACCGAAAGCTGTGCAAAAGTTCTTTCGCAGATACGACTTCCCAAATTTACACAATGTTTGCCCACGACAAGAGCATGAGCAGCCAATGTGGAAAGGTGGTGTAAAAATTGTAAGTGGATACTCTTACAAGCGTTTAAAAGACCACCCGAATAAGTCAAAGCATGGCGGTTATGTTGCTGTGCATCGCCTAGTGATGGAAGAGCAACTTGGTCGGTATCTGACCAGGGAGGAAGTCGTTGATCACATTGATGGCAATACACAGAACAATCATCCTGACAATCTACGTGTGTTTCCAAACAATGCAGAGCATCTTCGTGTGACACTTGCTGGTAAATGTCCAAACTGGTCGGAAGAGGGGAAGAAACGAATTGCTGAGGCAGCGACACAACGCCATCTCCTAAACAGACTTCGGAAAGCATCTTCCAACCAAACGGAGTCAGAAACTTGTGTTCGTCAGTAACAATGATTGAACGACCGTCATCTAAGATAACTTCAAATAAGTTTTCTTCTAAGCAAGGATAGGCGGCAGTTGCATCTGATTGCACAAGATTGCCGTCATCCCACGACCATACTGAACCACCAGCAAACTCACTTACTTTTATTTGACCTGTTGGCGTGTCAATCAAAGTGTCAGGATGAACGCAACCACGGCCACCTTTGATAGCAATGTATCTCAGCTTATCGTTGAACAGTACCTCAGACCAATTCGGTAGACTTGTTTCCGTCACGGCTTAACAAAGTTCACTTTAATGTTCAAGTCTATCGGCTGACCATCTACACCGCTATGCTCGACCTTTTGTGTCTCAGCCCAACCTGCACGAGTCTTGAGCCAAAATATCATAGCCTGAGTATTACCTTCACGAGCTTGGTTGTACAAAGACCGACCTATGTCAGCGTTAGCATCGACTCTGCCATCGTCTAATTCTTTCTTGTAGTATTTAACCAAAGTGTCAGAACTTATCTGTAGCTTTGCGGCTATATCCTCGTAGCGAATGCCGACACTTGCAAGGTCTGTGACAAGCCTTCTGCTCTCTGCTGTTGGTGTGTATTTTATCCCTTGAGCCATGATAACTCCGAAAGGGATTGAGAATGACTATCATTTACCATCTTGCACCCCGCGACAGGCAATTATCTGCGTTAAAAAAACCCCGTCATGTTTCAGACGGGTAAAGGGTTATTCACCCAAGGAGAATCTTTATTCTATCACTTGTCTTTAACAAACACACCTTGTTCATTTAAATGACCTGTTCTGTGCTTGATTGCAGAGTAAGCGACTTCTAAACAGTTCGTTAAATCAAACCCTGCAATGCGAGAGCCGATAATCAATGTCACTAGTATGTCACCGTAGGCATCAACCATCTCAGCTCGATTGTCTTGGTCAATAGCGTCTATTAACTCTCTAACCTCTTCTAGTGTCTTTGTAGATTGCGCTTGGGGTGTGCTATTGCGAATAATCTGCCTAGCGTTTGCTTAATCAATTACATCTGCTTCAAGTTCGTAGTAAGTTTTCATATGTTCCTTTTGTTATCTTGGTTTAGGTAAAAGTTCTAGTGCAGTCTTGTAAGACCATATCTGATGCGGACTCAAGAGCTCACCTGCCTCATCACGCTCTTTTAATCTTCTAGCCCATGCTTTGTAGTCCTTATCCTTTTGAGGCTCTACAAGGGTCTTTACCATCTTTAGAATCTCGCTGTCTACAATCTCGGCAGGAACTTTAGGCGAATCTAATTGTACGTAATCAGGTTTAGGTGCTTGCTTGCACAGGCTTTTGAATTGCATGAGATTTGGGCAGTAATCGGGTAGGTTTTCTAATGCCCAACCGATAGCCTTAAGGTTGTCTGCAAATG